CCTCGCCCTTCGGGTTGACCGTGAACGCGAACGACGACCCGAAGATCGTCTTGGTCCTGATCAGCGTCAGGACCTTCTCGGCGTCGGCCGTCGGCACGGGGTCGCCTTCGTAGGCCAGACCCTTGTCCGCCTTCGAGATCCGGAGCGTTCCGTTGGTCGTCCGGGCCAGGATCTGGGAATCGTCGTGATTGAACAGGAGCGGAACGTCCAGCCGCTTCTTCGCCAGGATCTTGTCGAACGACGTCGACGCGAACTTCTCCCGGAATCCTCCCAGGTCCACGGACAGCGAATCCCACGGCGGGGCGATTCCGCGAATCTTCGGGGCCTCGCCCTCGCGCTCCTCGACGAACAGGCCGTCGTCGCCGATGGCGTCCAGCGACAGGTAGCGTCGTTCGATCTGCTCGTTCATGGCTGGTCTCCTGACTGCTGGTCGGGCGGCGGCAGGGGGATCGCACCCTCGACCATTTGCTGGGCGAGGTCGGGCGACACGGTCGGAAACGCGGACGTGATCAGGGCGACCGCGGCCGGCTTCTCCAGCGTTCCGGCAGAGACCTGGGCCAGGACCTCGAGGAGCGCCGTGACCTGGGCACCGTTTAGGGCAGTGGCCGCGAGGTCGTCCGTGATGCCGGTGGCCGGCAGCTCGTCGTCGGCGGGCTCCGTCTCCTGCCGATCGACCGGCGTGGCAGACAGCTCCGAGACCCGCTTGCCGACCAGCATCTCGGACGGTTGCCCGTCCTCGTAGACGCGGACCAGCGCGGCCGGCTCGGCCTCCGTGGCGGCGATCGCGAACGGCGAGCCCTCGACCCCAAGGACCCCGGAAACCATCAGGTGTTCGATCTCGCCCTCGCCGCCAGCCCAGTAGACGACCTGGCCCTCGCGGAAGCCGCCGGCCTCCGGCACTCCTTGGCCCTGGCCGACACTCTCGACCGGCTCGCCTTCGGGGGCGGCCGCCGCGGCCGCGGCGTTGCCCAGGGTCGAGAACCCAAGTTGCATGAAGGTCTCGTTCGCGGCCTGGTCGTCGAGGACCTCGAGGTCCTCGAAGTCGCGGATCTCGTTCGGGGTGATCGCCCCCATGTTGAACATCGACTGGTAGAGCGCCGCGCGGCTCGCGGAGTCGCCCCGCAGGAGCCCGCGGTTGTCGAGCCGGACGTAGACGTCGTCGCCGTAGACCGGCTGGAGCGCCATATCGAACGGCCCCTCCATCCGCTTTTGCCAGGGCAGCATGCACCACACCTGGGCGGAGAGATGCTCCTGTTCCGGGTTCGAGTAGCGGGCCATCTTGGCATCGCCCAGGAGCGTCGAGGGGACACCCCAGTGGCGGCAGATGTCGGGGAGGATCGCGTCCCGGAGCTGCTGGTACTGGCTCTGTTCCATGCTGTTGGATTGCATGGGCGTCAGCGTCATCTTCTTCGTCATCACGGCCGGGGCTCCACGGTTGGCCCCGCCGTACATCTCGCGGAACATCGTCCGCAGCTGGTCGATCGCGGCCTCGTCGAGCTTCTCGTCGGTCTGGATCACGAAGTCGGGCCGGGCCCCGTTCCGCCAGTAGGCGGTGGCCGCCACGTCGAGCTGACGGGCCAGGCCGATCGAGGTCGCGCAGACCTCGGACGGAGCCATTCCCCACAGGCCGTTTTCGGACATCCACTTCCAGTGGAGGACCTCGGTCTGGGCGAGCGGCACCCATCCGCCCTTCTCCTGGAGGAACTGGTAGCGGATCGAGTAGTCGGGCAGCTGCTCCACCTTGACCCGGGTCGGGTGCATGGGGATTAGCGTGGACATGAAGCCCCGCTCGCCCGGCAGGATCCGGGCGAAGCCGTTGCCGTGGAGCGCCGTCCAGTAGGCCTGGAGCGACATGAAGTCGAACGACGTCTGCCACGGGTTCGGCCGCCGGCGGATCGCGTAGGCGGCCGGCGGATTGAACGGGACCTTCCGGCCGTTCGGTAGCGTCTGGTGGATGTGGACCGGCATCACGCCGACCCCCTGCCCGATAAACCGGCAGACCGCGAAGATCGACGACACCCGGACCGCGATCTCGGGGGTAATGTGGCCCCCCAGCAGATTCCCGCCGGTGCCGCTCCAGGCCGACGGCGACAGGGCCAGGTTTGACCCCCGGACGGAGAACATCACCGGCCCGGTCGCCTTGCCGCGCCGCCGCGAGGGCCGCTTCGTGGTGGTGGCGGTGGCCTTCTTGGCGGGCATCAGGCGGCATCCGGGGACCCGGCGCGTACTGCGGCCGGGGGTGGCATTGTCCGGCCGCCTGTCCGAACCCTTGAACCTGTGCCCCTACCAGAGCGACACGATGCGGTAGTCGTCGGGGCTCGGCCCGTCGAGCTGCTCGTCGGAGTCGATCGCCATCGCGAAAGCGTTGGCCGCGGCCGCCAGGCCGTCGATCTTTTCCGTGCTTCTGCCCTTGTCCGGTTTGATCATGCCGGTCGCGTCCGTGTAGACCAGGCAGTGGTTCGCGTTCCAGAGGAGGATCGGCGACTCGTAGCGGAACTTCCCCTCGACGACCAGGCCCTCGAGCATCTTGCACGGCGAGTTGAGCCGGGCGGTCGTCTGGGCCACCCCCTTCACCTCGAGGCCCTCGCGTTGCAGGAACGTCGCAAGCGGGCCGACTTGCCACGGGTCGCTCCCGACCTTCACGATTCGGTGCTCCTGCCCGAAGGCGAGGATGTCGCGAGCGACCGTCTCGTGATCGAGCCGGGCCCCTGGCGTCACGGTCAGCCAGCCCTCGCGGATCCAGGTCGAGTAGGGGACACGGTCCTTCCGCTCGCGCTCCTGGACGGTCTCCTCGGGAACCCAGTACCGCATGACGGCATCCCAGGATCCGTCGGCCGCCTTGAACAGGAAACAGGCCGCGGTCATGTCGAGGTTCGACGCCAGGTCGACGCCGACGACACACGGCCGGCCGGCCAGGGCCTCGGGCGGGGGCCGGCGGCAGTTGGAAAACGCGTCGCCGGTGAACCAGCGGTCGTCGCTCTCTACCCAGCAGTTCAAGGAGTAGCGGAGCCACTTTGAGAATTTTCGTGAATCCGTGCAGGCGTCCTCGTAGTCGGAGCGGAACTCGTCCTCGGCGAAGGCTTCGCCCATGGCCGGATTTGCTTTTGCCCAGACAGCCGGATCGTGAGGGTCGTCGCCGGCCTCGAGGTCGGCCCCATAGATCAGCCCGTAGAACGAAGGGTTCACCGACGGATCCTGCATCGCCAGCTTCGCGTCCTTCCACCACTGGTAGCCGATCCAGTTCCGGTTCTCGCCGGCCGTGGAGACACTGATCACGAGACTGTTCTCGACGCCGCGGGTGGCGTACATGACGGTGTCCACGAGATCCGGCTTTGGGAAAGAGTGGATCTCGTCGAGCATGATCATCCCATTCAAGCCTTCGTGTGTTTTCACGTCGGCGGAAAGGCATTTGATCTCCTTCCGGTTTGCCTTGTGCCGGATGATCGTCTTGTGCTCGATGATGTCGTACACGTCGAACAGGGCAGGAGAGGCCGTGATCGACTCAGCCACCATTCGCCACATGGTGCGGGCCTGGTCGCGTGTGTTTGCCGCGAGGAACACGTCCTGGCCGGCGACGGCGTTGGCGAACTGGACGAGCTGCGAGGAGATCGTCGTCTTCCGGTTTTTCTTGGGAACGAAAACCCCGGCACGGCGGAACCGCAGCCGACCGTTCGGCCGCTTCCATCCAAACAGCGGATGGATCACGCGTTCGATATGCCATAGCAGGGGGCGGACCTGGATGATCCTGCCGTCGCCGGTGCGGTGCCGACAGAACCGCTCGATGAACTGCCGCGGGCGGTCGGCGGCCTCGACATCGAACTCGAACCCGGGGACGTACTCGGGCCGCGTCGTCGGGTCGGCGTAGAGCGACTCGGGCGGCGGGCTGATGTCAGCCGCCGTCGATGAAGGTCTGAAGCGGGTCGGCCGCCTGCCCATCGTCACCCTCCGCTGCCGGCAGCCGCGCCTCGTCGGCGGCGGTCAGGCCGAACTTCGCCGCCAGTGTGACGAAGTCGCGGCGTGAGTCACGCAGGAGCCGGGCCACGGGCGAGACCGACTGGCCCTTGTCGGTCGCGGTGATCCACCCTTCCGCGGCGATCGTGCGGCCCAGCTCGCGGACGTCGGCGAACAAGTGGCAGAGCTGGGCGAAGGCCTCCGCGTGGATCTGGCGGAGGCGGCCTTCGGCCGACAGGGTCGGGGCGTGGGCCTCCCAGAAGGCGGCGGCCAGCGGCCGCTCGGCCAGGTGGGCCGGGGGAGTGACCGACTCCACTTCGGTCGCGGGTCGGGCGAGGGTGTTCCGGCCGGTGGTCGACCGCTCGGATGTCGGATCAGGCAGGGGGCCGCGTCTTCCCATTTTCAAGCCTCACGATTTTTGGGAAACCCGACAGAAACTCGCGTTGGGGTCGCGTGGGGTCTTCCGTGGGATATTGATTTTGTAGGCGACCCCACCCCCCATTACAGCGCCCCTCGCCGCCGCTGCTCGGCCCTGGTCTTCCGCCCGTGGCAGCTCGAGCAGCGCCAGGCCAGGTTCCCGTCGTCGTCGCTGCCGCCGTCCTCGAGCGGGACGATGTGATCGGCGTGACCGTTCTTCCCATAGGCCACACGGCCGCAGTCCCGGCAGACGAAGGCGTCCCTGGTCCCGATCCGGATCCGCTTGGCCCTCCATTCCGCCGTGCAGTAGTGGGCGTGTTCCTTCGTCTGCTCGACGGCCAGGAATCGCGGCGGCTTCCAGCGTTCGATCCTGGCTGGCATGGCGTCACATTGTGCGTCTACGGACATCAGCCCGGCAGCAGGGCCAGGGCTTCCGCGAGCGGCACCACTTCAATCTCATCGAACCGCCCGGCGTCCAACTGGCTGAAGCCGCCGTACACCAGCCCGCCCGGGACGCATTCGGTCAGGATGTCGGCCGTGAGCATGAATCGCCCATCGGTCAGCGTTCGCGGGGCTGGCACATGGCGCGGGTCGCCGTGCTGGGCCTGCACTTGCGCGAGCCGCTGGGCCAGGGCAACGTCGAATACCAAGGCGTGAGCCACGCCCCACTCGTAGGACACCGGCAGCGTTACATCGGCCAGCGTCATCAGATCGCGGCTCCGATGGCGGTGATGAGGGCCGACACCCGGGCGTCTAGCAGGGCGAGGTCTAGAGATTCGCCAATGGAGTAGAAGGCGATCCTGGCACCTGTGTAGAGGCCAGCAGAACCGCCTGATTCCCGGGCAAACACAAACACGTTGCCAGAATAGGCGGCTTGGCTCGCTTGCGTCCTGGCCGTTGTCGTCCCGTTGTCTCGCGAGTCGTACCCAGTGGATGCCGCCCGAGAAGTGCCAATGAGGCCCGTTGTTCCGGCCGAACTGCCGCCAGTTATTGGCGTGCCGTTCCGCGAGCGATACGAAAATAGGGCGGCAGAGGTTGTGGCAATAGACGATGTGCCGCTAGAGGCTCCACCGGCACCAATGCAGGCTTGCGAGATGCTCATGGCCGAGGTTAGCCACAAGGCTTGGTGATTACTGTCTTGCGGGTCGGCGTTGTTGTTGCGGTTGGTGTCTAGATACTTGCTGCTTCCGTTGCCCACCAGCCCTGTCTCGCGGTTGTAATCGCCGGAAACGAACGGCCCGTTATTGGTCGGGGCTGAACCACGCAGCGGCGTCAACGCCCCCGTCAGCGTGCGGGCACCCGCGAGGATGCAACTGGCTTTGATGGCGTTCCAGATATTGTCCCGCTTGCAGCCGACGACGAAGTCGTTGATTGCCTTCCGCACGGCCGGCTCCAACTGCTGCCCGTCAGCCTGGGCCACCGCATTGAGGTAGACCGCCGCGTCGGCGTCCAGCGTGCTGGAGGTTGGACGTAACAGCCTCGGATTCATGGCACACATGGGCGTTCTATGGCGTTAGAGTGGTGATGTGGCGACGTTCAGATAACCCGCCAACGGTCCGTCGTGCCGTCGTACACGAGCAGCGCCGCGCCGCCCTTGGCGGCCAGGACGTAGTCGCCCTCCCAGGGGACCAGGATCCGGTTCGCTTCCGTCGAGTCGGCGCTGGCGTGTTTCAGGGTGATCGCGTCGGTCGAGTCGACGTTGATCAGGAGAATCGCGTCCCCGTCGTTCCGGGCCACGATCCCGGTGATGTTCCGGGCCGCGTTGGCCGTCAGCCGGAAGATGTCCTTCCCGGCCCCAGGCTCGTAGTTGTTTCGGTTCGCGGTGATCTCCGCCGGGCTCTCGACCGTGTTGGTCCTGGCCAGGTCCACGATCGACCCGATCGTGACCTTCTGGGTCTCGGTGCCGGCCGCGTTGGTGGCCGGGACGATCGCCCCAGCGGCGGCGCTGCCGGACGGTAGTTCAGAGATCTTGACGTCTGCCATGGGTCTATTGCTCCGTCCGGAGGAAGTTGCCGTTCTCGGCCTGGAGTTGGTTCCCGGCCTCGGTCAGGATCGTGTTTGGGGTGGCCGGCTTCCGCCGCAGCTGCTTCCGCAGCAGCGAGAGGATCCGGTTGTTCCGGGGCGGGCTGCGGCGCGGCGGGGGGATTCTGGTCATGGTGTCAGGGTAGGGGTGGGCGGCCGGTCCCTTGAACCTGGCCCCGCCAGCGTTGGTCGCGTTCCTCGTCGCTCCAGGCCTGCTGCTCGAGCAGCGTCAGCCGGCCGTAGATCTCCTCCTCGGTGGGATCGTTCGGCCGTCGTCGGCCCCCGGTGCCGCGGCCGCGCTTCGGCAGGCCGGCGAGCTGGTCCTGGAGGCGGGCCTTCAGGGTGTCCACGCTCACCCCGATCGCGTTGGCGATCTGCTGCTGGGTCTCGCCGGCGAGCCAGGCCTGGCGGACCTGTTGGATCTGCCTGGCCGTCAGGACGTTCCGCCGGGATCCGCGGAACTGGTTCGTCCCGTCCCGTGCCCGAATCGGAAGCCGGCTCATGGCTGAAGCCTCCGGATCGTGACGATCGTCCGCGGGCGCTCGCCGTCGGCCGCGTACCGCTTCCGCCCGCTCCACTCGACGACCTGGTC